GCCATGACCATCGCCAATTCAGACAAGGCTAGGGAATGGCTCATTGCAGGCATCATGCCCCTTGGCAGTGTGATGCTCTTGGCGGCATCCGGCGGTACTGGAAAAAGTACTGTTGCTTACAACTGGGCGCTAAACATTGCTCAGGGCCAGCCATGGAGCGGAAGGCGTTGCATGAAAGGCAAAAGCCTCATCATTCAAAGTGACGAACCCTTGGTAGACACCAGCGAGAAGCTGGGAGTGATTGGCTATCAAGATGCAGCTTTGGAACCGGGCACCATTTGTTTCTGGGAAAGCTGGCGCTTTGCCCACATGAAACAGCTAGAAGACTATGTGAGAAGGCACCGCCCTTTATTCGTCACCATTGATAGTCTCACCGCCTGCCTTGCAGGAATGAATGTTGACTTAATCAAGAGCAATGCTGGCGATGTAATTTACGGCCTGCGAGATATTGCTAATACCTATCGCTGTTCAATTCTCATTCTTCACCATTTGAACAAGAGTGGTGGCCTGCGAGATTCGACCAGCTTTGTAGACAACGTTAGTGAGGTGGTGAAGCTCACTCGCTCTGAAGGCAACTTCGACCCCAATGAATTCACTCTTGAATGGCTTAAGAGTAGGAGTGGCCTGACGGGCAAGCATTCCCTGCAGCGTGATAGTTTGAACTATGGCTGGCGTTATACAGGCCCCATTGGTGGTTCGCTGGAGGAACTGGATCAAGCCGTCAACACCATCAACATGCGAAAGACTGAGCGTTTTAACAAGCAGCAAGTGGCCTCTTTGGCTGGCAATTGGGACGTGGCAGCTATTGGCAAGATGCTGGAAGTGGCCAGGAGGCAAGGGCTTATCACCAGTAGCTTTCAAGATGGTCCCAATGGAGAAAAGACAAGGATGTATCAATCTTGGGACTATCAAGAGCCTGAGTTCAACTTTGACCCTGCCCCTCAGTCTGCCCCTGCAGAGGCAGAAGAAGAAGACTTTTTCTAGACTGTTTTCATTCCATTGAAAAGACCATGGCTATCATCTGGGACCAATCGCCTCAAGCTTCCGAAGAGGAAATTGAAAAGATCATTGAAGAAGCTGAGCAAGATTATGAAGTGAAAGCAGAAGTGGAGGAAAAGGCTAGGCAGCTAAAAAGCCCCTTTCGGGGCTTCGGTAATTAAAGGATGGGTCTCAATCCTTAATAAGCTTCGCCTCTATTAAAGGCTCCTTACGGGGCCTTTTTGTTTGCCTTGTTGGTCTGCCAGCGAAGACGCTCCATCTCTCGGCGCTCGCTTCTGTCCTTGCCATAGAGCCAATCCTGCATGGACTGACCAGGCTTTGGGCCGTTGCGAGGCAGACGAATGATCTTGCCTTGATCGGGCTCGGAAGGGTTCACTTGAGACGCGTGCGGGGGACAAGGCGAGGATCGCTGTGCTTGTAGGTGATGAGCCAATGGGTGATGGCTTCCTTGTCCACCTGCGGCTTGGCGCACCACCTTTCCAGCCATTCCTTGGAATGACCATTGGCGCTAAGCCATTCATCCGTGTGAATTTCAGGGGCTATGCCGTAGTCCATTGATTTGGAGGAAAGGACTTCCCAATGCTAGCCCCATCGTCAAATTTTATGTGCCAATAAGAAACTGGCACACTGCTTATTGATTTTCGGAAAAATCTCTTTACTCTGGTTCTCGTAAGGGCTCACTTACGCGCACTTACTGCAGAGAGAGCTTGTGATAAAGCGAAAGCCCTGCAACCCTTTCGCTAGAGCGCCTACGCGCACCAGCGAGCCCCCAGGCGAGCTTTTTCACGGCGCTCTTCTCTTCAATTCCCCTCTAAACTACTGAGGCGAATTTCTTTCTTCATGATCAAACCGCCCTTTCCTCCTGATCGTCTTCCGACTATGGAGCATGCGGGAGTTACTATTGAACCTTTCGTTCACCATGGTTTCTCTCAACCAAATCGTGGCCCCTCTCCTAAATCTCGCACTCTCTATGGTGCTCGTGATACTGCAGGTGAACGCCACTGGCGAGGAAGTTATGAAGAAATCGCATCTTTAATTGATCGCAACTTTGAAACCCCTGCTCTTGCTAGCGGCCTTGCATCATGACTGACATTGAACAGTTCCTCAAGGAACTAGAAAGCATCAAGGCAAATCAAAAAGCATTGGCTGAAAAGGAAGCACAATGCAAAGCAGACCTTCTGGCAGCAATGCAGGAAGATGGCCTTGAAAAAGAAGAAAGCCCTTATGGCACCATTCGCATTCAGCGTCGTTATGACAAGGACTATGGAAGCGAAATCAGGGCGATGGAGGAAGAGCTTAAGGCTGCCAAGAAGCTAAAAGACGACCTGGGTGATTATGAAATCCTGGGCTTCAAGGATAGCTTGGTGTACACACCTCCCAAGGATTTGTTCTGACAATGGACAAGGATGCCATTGAGCGCCTGATTGACGCAAAAATTCTTGCTCATGAAAGGCGCATTGGTTGGATTAGCGGCATTGCAGGAGCACTCTTCATGGGTGCTCTTTTTCTTTTACAATAAGTCAGCATTTCCTGACGGCCATGAGCCTCGCCACTCCCTCTCCATCGCCCTTCCTTTCTCAAGAGGAATGGCAAGAACTGCAAGCATTACGCAAGGCTATTACAGACAATCCTGCTAGTGTTGCACCATGGAAGCAAGAGCAATTTAGTGCCTTGTTTGCTCGTTCTCTCATGGGGAAAGGTGATCCTTCCTTCGACTAAACATGGCCCGTCCAGATATTTCTTTTGAAAGCACCGAGCAGCAGTTGGAATACAGCCTGAAGGTGCTCACACAAGCAGGCTTCACTCCATTGCAAATTGAACGCATTCGCAATGAAGTGGGTGTTGGTAAAAACAAGATTCCTTACGACAAGGAAAGCACCGGCTGGCGACGGTTCATGGTGCAAGAACTTCTTGCTGCTCGCATGAGCAATAGGCAAATCTCTGAAGTGCTCAATCTGTCCAAGGAAACGGTTAATGCCGACAGGAAGCATAATCGTGACATTTGGACCCAGGAAATCCTTAAAAGTCAAGACACATGGCGGGCGCAATTACTTCGTGAACAGGCAGAGCTTAAAGAGATGGCAGTACAAGGCTTTCATGCCAGCAAGAAAAAGCGCATTACTACTACCAACGATCGCACTAATGAAACCACCACGAGAACCGAGGAAACGGCTGGAGAAAGTAGCTTTTTGACAGTCGCAAAAGGCTGCCTTGAGCAGCAAGCTAAAATCCTTGGTCTGTTTGACATTAAGCCCCAGCAAGAAGAGAAAAGCGGCTACAAGAACTTTTTGGATAGTCTTTCGTCTCAAATTGCCAAGATCAAAGAGGCAGAACAAACAGCTACAGACCGTGCTGTGGCCATTGAAGCCAAGGCAGAATTTGATGAAAATGGCGAACCCACTGGTCAAAGCAGGCCAATGCTTTCAGCATACGTTGAAAACGACGAGGACGATGAAAGCGAAGATGATGAAGAATAATTTCTTTGTGATGTGCCCCTTGACAATGGCGCACCCAACAGGCACACTGGCATTGCCCCTCACTTTCCCATGGACTTTTCTAGCGTTAACGATTTCCTAAAGAAAGCCACCTCGGCTAAAAACCAAGAGCGCCAGGTGATTGATGATGAGCTCGACCCGTTTCTTTCAGATCCGGCCACTTTTGGTGTGACGCCTGAACTGGCAAGGACCATTGATGGCTTGAAGCACAAATATGGCGATGAAGCTTTCCGTCAAATTGGCATCTTCTGCCTAGGAAAATGGCTAGAAGTTCATCAGGAAATATTGAACCAGCACATTGAAAACGACGCAATGGATGGAGCGTTGTTGACAATGAATGACATCAGCAAGCTGACACTAACCATTCAAACCGTTGATGGCATTGGCAGTTTTGGTGGTGATGAAGATTGGAAGCGCATGCTGAAAAACAGCGTTGGGCAAGCGTTTCTGGAACACCTTGAAGAAGATGGTCTTGACCCTATGTCCTTTTTTGGCAGGAGGAAATCATGATCAACAGCAACGTGATGGACACTTACGCCATCTACTTTGAAGACGGTGATCAGTTTTCACTGACGGCCAAAGACAGCTTCTATGCCCATCAAATGGCTTTAGAACTCGTGCCCAACAAAAAGGTGGTCAAGATAGAAAAGCTTGGGCAACAAGAGGGTGGTGAACCATGACTTCCCCATCGCTCCCTCCCATGATTAGCCTTTGCATTCCACCAGTGCTTAAGGCTGAAGCAGAGCGCTTGGCTGCTGAAGAGCCATCGGTGCATCCAGCATGGAGCAAGATTTCAGCACGAGGCAAGCACTTTGTTCTTCGCACTTCCTCCATTGAAGACATTGAAGAAGTGGCCGACTGGGCGCGATCATGGCTGACAGAGCCTGCAGAGCCTCTAGACAAGGCTCGTAGGCAGGCTTTTCAGAACGTTGTAGAGCGAGCAGGGCGCCATGTGCATTTGGCTCCCATTGGCTCTTGCCACTTCCTGGCAACTGGCTGGAAGCGCAAGGAAAGCCAGTAACACATAAGGACAAGTGATGGTTCCAGGGATTGACAGGGCCTGGGGCTAGGCGGCAGTATTGGCAAGTGTTCTTCACCACCACCATGACCACCATCATTGATCAGCGAGCTTACGGCACCAATGCCTTCGTCAAGTATGACTACGGCATGCAAATTGTTATGAACGCAGGATCCCCTTGCGTGGAATGGAGCTTTCGCGTGAAAGATTTGCAGCAGTGGCTTACCACCTTGGAAGAAACCATGGTGAGAGAAGAGAATGCTGGCAATCGTCGTGATCTGGAAAGCATGTATTTCAGCCTTAAGGCTGCTCACAATCTCCATTTGAAGCAACACAAAGAGATTGTCACTGAAGCGCCCACGGCTGATGATCTTCTGGCTTACTTGGCTGACTATGCCGCTGCCGTGGGAGGACAAGGCTGATGACTGATTCCTTTATCGCACCACCGCCGGAGCTGATGCAGCAGTGGTGGGAGCAAGCCGATCAGTATCAAGACGATCCAAAGACTTACTTCGACTTTATAGTTACCGAAGTAGCCCAATGGGGCGCCGACCAAGAACTGGAGGCGTGCTGTGAATTATTAAGACAATTCGGTTCTAATGAAACACTGCCAAGACTTCAACGTGTTCGTCGACCCGAGCCGCCGAGCTTGAAGGAAGAAGCACTCAAGGGATTTGACACTATAGCTGGCATTGTCCTTGACGAATATAGTGGAACTACATTCTACGAGCAATATAAAAAGGTTACTGATACCGTCATCCGCGCACTGGAGGCGCTACCTGAATGACTGAACTATCACCACAAGCGCAGGCGGTGTTGGATGCAGTGGCCTCCCAAATGGAAGGCGAATGGATCTCTCCTGACTTCATTCCCTATGAAGCAAAGAAAATCGCCGCCGCCCTGCGGGCTGCTGCTCATCAGGTGGTGCCGGAGCCTCCGATGATCGTTGAGGGTGGTCGCACTTATGAGGAAGCGTGGACCGCCACCGTCCATGACGACATTCGCCGCCGTTTTCTCGCCATCGCCGCCGAGCTGGAGGGTGGCAATGACTGACTTCCGTGCGCTGTGCGCTGAGCTGGTTGAGCTAGATCAAGCAGAGCCAGGCGATTACGCCAACTGGAGGCAAAACTGGAACGCTGCCATAGCCCGCGCCCGCGCCGCGCTGGAGGCCCAGCCCGAGCCGCAGGGGCCGACCCAGGCTGAACTTAGAACTTTTGCTTGTAAGTGGTGGCACTCATTTGGTTTCGTTAAAAACAAAGCGACTTGTACTTGGGTAATTGATCAGATTGCGCCAGAGCATTTTGTTGATTTCTCTCGCGATCTACTTGCCCGCTGGGGCCGCCCCGCCATCGAGCCGGTGCCGGTGAGCGAGCCCCTGCCGGGGCCCGAGGGGAACATGTGATGACCCAAGAGCCTGATTTTCGCGCATTATGCGCCAAACTCATGGACCGATGGACTAAAGGAAAAGACTATTGGTCTGTTCTAGCTCAAATCCAAAGCGCACTAGCTTATGATCCTCGTAACGACGACGACTACGACTCCTACGAATACGCTACAGAACCTATTCCCTATGACACAACATGGGCGAAAACAAACCCCCCTGACGATGGAGGAATGGAAGGAACTATATGAATGGTACGTTTACATTCTGTATCGAAATGCTGTTGACTATTAACTAAGGGCCGTAAGGCCCTTTTTTCTTGCCTAATCACGCCCCGCCTATTGCAAGACAAAAGAAAAGAGGAGCTTTCGCTCCTCCTTCTTTACAAGCCTCCGATGAGCTTCTTTTCTTGGCGCATCTTCAACCAAGAGAATGGAAACCTCACTCGCCCAATGCGCGATGGAGGCCCTTGCGGAATCCTCCTTTCCATTCAAACCCGTCCACCCTCACGGCTCAAAGAGGAGGTTGTTACGCCTCAGGACCGACTTGCTTGGAAAGCATAGCACCTCCTGCGTCGAAACAGTCCATTGGCAATGGAAAGGGAAAATGTGGTACGGTGAACACTGTCAGGAGGCGACTCCCTGACCCTCGCTATTTACTTTCTCTTTACAAATGCTTCGTTTCTTTTCCATTGCTTCCATTGCTCTCAGCGCCTTGGCGCCCCTTGCAGTGGAGGCTAAATCGTCGTGCGGCACTGCCAGCTACTATGGTCTCAATGATGGCTTTGCAGGCCGTCTCACTGCCAACGGAGAGCGCTTCGTTCCCTCCAGGCTTACCACTGCCCATCCATCGCTTCCTTTTGGCACCAGGCTTCGCGTGACTAACCAAAACAACGGCAGGAGCGTTGTGGTTAGCGTGAATGATCGTGGCCCCTACTATGGCAGCCGCATCATTGATCTTTCTCATGGGGCGTTTGCTCAAATCGCCAGCACCAGTCAGGGACTTGCCAGTGTCTGTATCAGCAGGCTGTAATTCTTAGCGCAAGCTCTGCAAGGCGTCCCTCGACTGGGGGGCGTCTTTTTTTTGCGTTACATTGACTTGGCTAATTTCGTTTTCAATGCAATTAGAGTTAATTCCTGGAATTGGAGAATGCTTTTCGGACTGCATTGCGACAAAAGAATGCAGCACCTGTCGTCGTCGATTGCCGGAAAATTGCTTTGAAGTAAATTATTTGAACTTAAAAGGACAACCTCGCTACTCATCGCGTTGCAATAGCTGCAAAAAGAACGCTATAGATCACCTTAAAAAATTAAAAAAAATACATCCCCCACCGCCGAAGGGAACGCTTTGTGCAGTACCTGGCTGCGTAAGACTAGGCACATGCCTTGATCATGATCATAATTCTGGAAGGGCTCGTGGATATATCTGCGGTCCTCATAATTCCGCTTTTGCTTACTGCAATGATTCTGTTGGTGGAGTACAGGCACTTTTGGAATACGCGCAGCAATGGGAGGCTAAAGGGTCTGGCTAACTTTGTAATAGTCCTTTACAAACCCCGCAGGATCCGGCCGATCGTGTAATGTGCTCTCGTCGCCTCGCTTCCGATGAACAACCTCCCCTCCATTGTTTCTTTCTTCTCCATCTCCTGTGGCATGAGTATGCTCACTCTGGCCGCCTTAGTGCATACGCCCGAGCCGCAAGATAGCCCGGCAATGCTTCGCCAATGCCTAAACATTCACCCTGAGCGCTATTGCCGCCTCACTTACGCTCCGTCTACAGTGAAGGCAATGGAAAGTAAGTGATGTTTGAGCCTGGCGCAATTGTTGATCTCAACGACCACATCTTTGGCTGGAGAGGACAATATAAAGTGCTCCCTAAGAAGGCAGAAACCTCCCTAGTCAAGATTAAGAATCTGGGGACAAACAGTGAGCAGTTTGTCAGTGCTGACAGGCTTCGCAGGAGTCGTTTGTCACAATTCTTCATCAAGGGCCTTGCGCCTAAACGATAAACAACTCTGATGGTTCAGGGGCTTGACCGGGGCTCCGTCCATGGGCATTATGGCTTCAACGAGGCGCGAGCCTCTCATTCCTTTCTTTCCATGACCACCTACCTCCTCGGCTACGCAACCAAAACCCCCATCGTGCGCGGTTTCCTTCGCCACGCTGGTAGCAGCATCGTCAGCGTGGAATTCGTCAAGGCTGACGGCAGCCTCCGCAAGATCCAATTCAATCCTTGCGACCGCCAGGAAATCAAAGGCACTGGCAAGCCCTCTACCAATGCTTCCATTGTTCGCTGCCGCGACTTTGCAGTGGCCCGCAAGGATGGGCAGGGCGCTTGGCGTTCCTTTGACTGCGAGCGTGTGGTGAGCATCACTGCCAAAGGCGAGACGCTGGTGCTGGCCTGATCGTTTGTAAACAATTGTGACAGGGGCCAATCCAGGCCCCTCTGTCCTGTATTGTTCTCTCACGAGGCGCGAGCCTCTCCTTTCCTTTCCTTCCCATGGCAACCATTCCCACTGTCCACCTCAACGGCACCGGCTTCACCGATCTGCGCGACGGCTACGCTGCTGCGTACGATGCCATTGACAAGGCCATTGACGCCCTGGCGAAAGCCGAGCTCAATGGGAGGGATTTCTATCCGCAGGGCCCTGATGCCTACTATCACGCTCGCAAGGAGCGCGATCAGGCCTTCTACCGCCTGCATGCTGTTCACGACTACGTGGGCGAGATGCTGGCTGGCATTTGCGACCAACAGCGCTGAAGCGCCAAAGCGTGAAGCTTTGTAACGGGGCTTGACCTCAGGCCCCAAATGAACTAATTTTCCTTTCGTCAGCCAACTTTCCTCTCAAAGCCATGAGCCACCAATTCACCTCCGGCGTGTTCTTCAACAATGAGCCCGCCTGGCACAAGCTTGGCACCGTCCTCGACGGCACCCAGCCCGCCCGTGAAGCTTTCGCCACTGCCAACGCAGACTGGGGCACCATCAGCACTCCCGTGTTTGATCCTGCTGGTGAGCCCATCCCTGGCTACCAGGCCATCACTCGCGGCGACACTGGCAATGTGCTCTCCATCCAAAGCGAAAGCTATGCCATCGTTCAAAACGAACAGCTCATCAGGGTGGCAGAAGCCCTGCATGAAGATGCAACGATGGATGCCGTGGTGGTGCTCAACGAAGGGCGCAAGGTTGCATTCACCGCCAAGGTGAACAATTCCGAAGCTGATGTGCTCCCTGGTGACACCATCCACCAATACCTTGTTGGTTGCACTTCTCACGATGGCACTATTGCCTTCCAGGTGATGTTCAGCCCCATTCGTGTGGTGTGTCAGAACACGCTTTCCTACGCTCTGGGCCGTGCTGCTGCTGGTGCATCCACCAAGAAGATGCGCATTCGCCATACCAAGAACGCCAACGCTCTCATTGATCACCTCCCCTCGATCATTGATATGCAGCGCCAGCAGTTCACTGCGGGCATTGATGAGCTGAAGGCAATGGCCGCCAAGCCCTGCACTTCCGCTCTGTTCCGTCAGTATTGCGAAAGCGTGTTTGCTGACCAACTGGTGGGCATGACCAACGACAAGCGGGGCGACAAGAGCACTGCCCGCTCCAAGAAGCTGGAAGACCTCACTGCCTGGGACAACGTGGCCAACAAGTTCCATGGGGAAGGCATTGGCTTTGATATTCCTGGCGTGCAGGGCACCATGTGGGGCGCCTATCAAGCCATCACGGAGTATTTCTCGCACGATGCAGGCCGTGCCGTGGATTCCATTGATGCTGCCCGCCAGCGGCTGGAAAGCCTCTACTGGGGCACTGGTGCTGCCACCATCGCCAAGGCCCACTCCCTGGCTCTGGCCTGAGCGTTGCAATGGAGGGAAATGGGGCTGGGGGCTTGCGCTCCTGGCCCTTTTCGCTTACTGTTCTTTCAACGAGGCGCGAGCCTCACCGCCTTTCACTCCATGGCTGCTTCCTTCTCCACCCTGACCGCCACTGAGCGTTGCCTTGTCGCGGCTCCCGCCAACGCATGGGAGGTGTGCGCCGCTGTTCACGACTTTGGCGGCATCGTTGACTGTGCAGTGCGTAGCTTCAACGGCAAGAAAGTGCTCAATGCCGTCAAGCTGGGCAACGACTGCTTCGACGTCACCCTGGTGAATCACAACCATCTCCAAGGCAGGCTTGTTAAGGGCTCCACCATTCGCTTCACCACCACCGGCACTTGGCTCAAGGAATGGCTGGAAGCAGTGGGTTCCACCGTCACTTTGTGAAGAAACAACGGAAGGGGCGCTTGGGCGCCCTTTCTGGCTTATTATTCCCTCAACGAGGCGCGAGCCTCTCCCTTCCTTCTTCCCATGACCTCCTCCTTCATCCAAGACCAGCTCATTTCCATGGTTGCTCGCTTCATCTGCGAAGCCAAGGCTGGTGACATGCTCATGCTTCCTGCCATGGCAGCCCTCCACAAGCGTGAAGATGGCCGCATCTGCATGAGCCGCCGAGGAAGCCTGCCCATGCCACTGTGGGAGCCCCTGAGCCACGATATTGTTGCCACCATTGTTAGGTGGAGCAAAGAAGACCTGCAGGCCGCCTGAGCGGCCTCTCCCCCCTCCGCACCCTCCGAACCCTCCGCAGCCTCCCTAGAACCGTGCAAGACACCATCAACATCCTGGCCATCAGCAATAAAGGCCGTAGCCGCATCGGCACCACCATCACCACTGCCATTGTTGAGCAGAATTTCCACGACAAGCTTTTCATTGTGCTTCCGCAGTTCAATCAATGCCGATGGATTAAAAGGAACAACGATCCTGACTTTCGCATTATCCCTGAGGATTGATCATGCCTTACTCTCTCGTTCTTGATGATGAATGGGGCATTCCATTCACTGCTAAAACCTTCGCTTCTATTGAAGAAGTGCAAGATGAAATTAAGACAATGGACGAAGCATTGGACGATGCAGGACTAAGCGCCGCTCATGACATTCGTTGCATTATTGACCAGCTCAAAGAAATTATCGAGGCCGAAAAAGCCTGAAACCCATGCACACCATCCGCAACTACAACAGCAACGGGCCTTACTTTCCTTCCACCCAGGGAGTGTATCAAGCAGCGCGTCTCCGTGAATTGATCATGCACGTCAGAGTGTGCATGCAAGATGGAGACTACCAAATTGGCGTGTTTGATGATGATGGTCAATGCAAAGGTATTTGGACTGATGAAGCAGAGCCTGAGCCTGATGGTGAAGGAGGCATGGTTCTAGGAAGACCCGCTTATGTGCTATATCGCCCTGGTGACATCCCTGCAGGCTTGTGGAACTTGATGCTTTCTAAATTCAAGAGGGTTTGACCATGGGAACCAATTATTATTTGCATGCTCCTAAATGCTTGCACTGTGGTAAAGAAGTAGAAGAACCATTGCATCTTGGCAAAAGCTCGGCAGGGTGGTGCTTTGGCTTGCACGTGTATCCCGAAAAAGATTTACACAATTGGGGCGATATGTGGAGCCATATTCATTACAAGGTGGAAGAAAAAGATTATGAAATTAGAAACGAGTATGGAGATTCCATTGATCCTGCTCTTTTCTTTTCCATTGTTTGGGATAGAAAAGGACGGTCGGAAAAGCTTTTCGACAAGAAATGGTTAGCAGATAATCACGCCACGATTGGCCCTTGTGGTCTCGCCAGGCATGCTTTGTATCCTGGCCATTGCATTGGCCATGGTGGCGATGGCCCTTTTGATTACATCATTGGAGAATTCTCATGATTGACGATGATTCGCTTTCACACTTCGTTGAGGACTGGTGGAGAGGCATGGTGCTTTACGATCCTGACACTAAAGAATATGTGGACAATATCTTCAAAAACATTCACAAACAGCATTTTGTTGATTTTTTGCGGGATGCTTTAGTTGAACTTGGTGGCCAGTATGATTCTCATTGATTATTTCTCAGAAGCTTGCTGCAAGGGCACAGAGCTTGTAGAGGGCTGGTACTGGTATGAAGACGATGGGGAAGAAGTGGGAGGGCCGTATAGAGACGAAAAAGCCGCCATTGCGGCGGCTCAATCAGGGCTTAAATGGTGAGGGTTCGGCTGGCTATGTATTGGGTCCGGCTGAAAGTGTATTGGACCCGGCTAGAGGCGTATTGGGTCCGGGCAAAGGTGTATTAGTGCGTTTGTACTATTTTTCTTGGTGAGAATGAGAATCGTTCTCAATAGTACTGGTGTACTGTAGTACTGGTGTACTACTGATACTGAGAATCATTCTCAATAATGGCATCCATAAGCTGAGCTTATCAATCCGGGCCGAACCATCAGCATCCCTTATCTTATAAGGCATCCTGATCATTCCAGGCCAAACAATCAGCCCAGCTTATCAGCGCCCGACTAGTACGTTTGCACTTGTGCCGATTGGCGGATTGGCACAATCCCCGGATTCCCGACCGACTCGCCGTAGTATTGCGAAATGTGACAATCGCTTGCCCATGGCAGTGCATTATCACGATGCCGTTATGTCCCAGTTCTTTACCCTTAGGAGCGCTGTTGTTAGCTATACCTTTCGGCCTTTCCAGTTCTTTATACTGCAGCGAACCATAAGCAGCGCTGATCAGCGCTGAGAGGCTCCCAGGAGCCTCTGTGAGGCGTTTCAGGCCTTCCCGGCTATCCCCACACCTAGAAGCGCTTTCCGCAGCTTTCCAGATGGGGCAAGGCGTTTCGGCCGTTACGGTTCGCCTCGCTACTTTTTGGGCAATGGTTGACAGGATGGCGGGAGGCATGATTTGCGCGCGCATGCGCGTTCTTTCCTTCCCTGCAGGATCCTCCCAACCACGGGCGCCAGACAATGGGCCAAACCATGAAAGCGGCGCAGTGCGCCGCATTGTGTGCCGGTGCTGGAGGCGGCACAGCATGCCGCGCCCTGGTCCGTTCTGGCGGCAACAATGGGCCCATGGCAGGGAAGCGATTCCCGGCCGATTCCCTCCGCTTTCCTCTCATGACCTTCTGCAATCGCCCGGACGCCTTTGAATTTCTGTCTGCCGTATCACGTGGCCAGAAACGTGGCACCGTGAAAGCCATTAAGGCAGCGGCCAGAACCCTCGGGCTGATCGACAGCATCTCCCACGCACAGCACGGCTACCACGTAAGCAAGGGATGGGAGATCAGCCCTTGCCAGACCCTGAGGGACGTTGCTGAGGCTCTCCTATGGTCGTTTGCTTCTGCGCCCGTTCTGCCTGCTGAAAAGGCGCGTGCACTCTATCGGCAGACCGTGAAAGGTCACCGCGTGGCGTGGGATGAACCGTCCGAGAACTTCTGAGCCTTTCTTTACTTTCCTTTCTTTCCCTTTCTTTCCTTCTGAATCATGACAAGTCTCACCCCCGGCCAACTCATCGAACTGATCGCCCTGGTGGATGACAACAACCAGTTCAATGATGAAGAGGATGCTTTCAACTATTGGCAGGAGGTTTCCGATGCGTTGAAGGCAGATTATCGCAAGTGGTTTGAAACTTTCTAGCCTTTCTTTCTTTCCTTCTTTCTTTCTGATCATGAAACTTTCTTCCCTTTCTTTTCACCTTTCTACTGTCAGCTCTAACGCTAAGACTGGGCCCATAGCCGTTAGCACGTCCTCCCGCGCCACGTGTTCTCCTTCCTGTCCTTTCTTTCAGAACGGATGCTACGCAGAATCGGGCCCACTTCTCCTACATTGGCGAAAGGTTACCGAAGGTCTGCGCGGTGTTACATTCTCGGAATTCCTTTCTAGTCTTCTCAGCTTAGAAAGTGGGCGTCTGTTTCGCCACAATCAGGCTGGAGATTGCCCGCATACAAACGGCAGAATCAGCCGCACATTCATCCGCCGCATGGTAGCAAGTGTGCAACACTTAAAGGCCTTCACCTACACTCACCATGACATAAAGTTGGGAGAGAATCTTCAGCTTCTGAAATACGCTAACCGCAACGGTTTTACAATCAATCTCAGCACTGAGTCAGAAACAGCCGCCGATGATGCAATCGCCGCCGGATTACCTGCCGTGATGGTAGCTAACAGCGATGAAGAGCGCACAACGTGGCACACGCCGGCCGGGAACACTGTTCTAGTGTGTCCTGCGCAACGTTCAGACACTACCACTTGCGCCGATTGCAAGCTGTGCCATCATCGCGGCCGCAGGGTAGTGATAGCTTTCCTCGCCCATGGCACTGGAAAGAAGAAAGCTAACGCCGCAATCGCTCCCACTAGCCTATAGGCTGCGAAACGATCGGGCCCTTACTTTATAGTGAGGGCCCCTTTCTTTCTATGGTTGGGAGACAATTAGCCTATTGAGAGGCGTTCTCAATAAGACATTTTTATCAGCATTGCTTATCAGTTGCAAAATGTTACAGGGAGCAGTAGTACGGGCGTTCTATCGCAGGGGGTCGGGGATACCCAAATTAGGAGCGACGTAATTTTCAATCCATTTTTTCCCCATATGCCACTTCCCAGTGCGCACTGACCGAACGATCTAGAGCTGAACGATGGGGAGTGAGGTCACCAAGATTGTTCGTCGTCTTATGGTTCTTTCAGGATGAGAGCTATGGCAAGGAGGACGAAAGTAAGGAGGATTAGGAGAGCAATGATTACGCTCCAGGAAGGATCAGTTGGTGAAGCGAGGGGATGAAGCATGAGTTTATGAAGGCCGCTTGCGAGAGGGTAGCTCCCCCAGGAGCGTCATTCATGCGGCCTTAGTCTTACTATTGTCTCATTTGAGACTGTTTTAAGACTGGCGATAGCTACGCACAATATGGGCGATCAAAAGAAAAGAAGAAAGCGAAAGGAGGTGGTAAGGAAGGAGCCCAGGAATGTACCGCCTTGGGGGCTCAGCTCGTAGGGCTCCTAGCAAAGGCTTCTTAAAAGAAGGGAGTTGAGAGGAGGATGGTGGAGCTGAGCCGCTTGTTATCTATCGCCTTGGGGGCTCCTGCTCGTAGCGGCTCGCGGAGGCTTGAAAGCTGCTCGTAATGGAGCACACGCTACGCCTATTGTTATTGTAGAGCTAAATCTTATGAGTCTTAAATGAGACTCATGCTATAGCAAGGAAGTGACAGTTAGGAAAGTGTCTTTTATTGGCAAATCAAGACAAAAGCAAGGAAAATAAGCGCTGTTAGCATTACTTTCCCTTCTCCGCAACCATGGGATATAACAACAGTCGCACGGGCTATGCCACAGTCGTCAGCTTTTGGAGAGTGTTCGTCTCTTCAGAAAGAGCATGGCCTCGCACCATTCGGGACTTGCCTGCCATGGTCAAGCCCCCTAAGGAGCAGTTCTACCGTCCACGCGTGGCAGCGCATAGCGGCCATCAAATTGACCTCCTGGATTGGCACTTATCTTTAGATGAGACGCCACCGGCATGCTGCTATCCTGATTGGTAGTTCCTCGTGTCCCATGAGCTTCGCCAGTTCCCTGCTCTTCTCCATTGCAATGGATGCCTGCAAGGAAGACTTAGACGAAGCGCGAGAGCGTCTTGAAGCTTTTGAACTATGTAATGACAAGGTGACTGCTGCTGCGCTTGGCTATTTGCTTGCTAAGCAAGAAGAAAAAAGGAAGGAAGAGCAGGAAGAATGGATTTATGACCGCTTGTGTTCCATCATTGATAGTTGCATGGAGTGTGATGGCACCTACTACACAGAAAGTGCAGTGGAAGCCATTTTTGAAGTGTTTTATGATTGGTTAATTCACCACACTGAAAAGGACTGCGAAAAAGAACTTACCAAATTGTTTAAGCCTTATATTGTGCAAAAGCACTAATTGCTACCATTTTCTTTTTCCATAGCCTTTAGCCTTAAGGAGCTAGTCTCTTTAGGGCTTTTATGTGGGATGATCTTCCTAGCCCCTTTATGGTGGGAGCCATTAAGGTGTGGCCGGTCCATTCCAGGCCAGATTTTTCTTGGTTTGTAGCTTACGAAGGTAAGCCGTTCTATTTCAAAACCAAGAGCAGCGCCATGCTCTTCGCCAGGGACAAGCAGTCCATGGAAGACCCAGACGGGCTGTGCGACTAGCGCCAATTGTGCAAAGATGTTGTGATTAAAGCTGGCACGATGGAAGTTTGAGCTAGGCTTTTTCCTGTTGTCACCAGCCCGCATGAGCGGGCTTTTTCGTCTCATGAAGCTGAAGGAAGGAGCCAAGGCAGACAAGATTGCTCGCACAGGAAGAGTCCAAAATTGGATGGATGATACCAATGGACGCTTGCCCGTATCTTGCACAGTTTTTGTAGTTGAAGATTCAATGGAAGGGGAGGAAGGCATTGAAGCATCTTGGCGCTTTGTTTCCCATGGTCTGCGTAATGGTGCAGGAGTTGCTGTTCATTTATCTAATTTGCGCGGCAAAGGGCATGAAAATGGCAAAGGGCTTGTAGCAAGTGGTCCTGTAAGTTTTGGCAAGATTTATTCCACTCTCAATGAAATTCTTCGTCGCGGCGGCGTCTATAAAAACGGGGCTGTAGTATTGCATCTTGATTATGACCATCCTGATGCGCTTGATTTCCTGCAAGCTTCTAGGCAAGAACTTCCATGGGTGAAACGTTGTCTAAACGTAGACGAAAATTTCCTTGAACGTTCTTCTAAGGAGCTGATTGATACTCTCCTTAAAGGCATTGGCACTGGCGACATCTGGCTTAATAAGATTCGCTACAACGAAAAAGGCGAGCGCATTCGTGCCAATGTTTGCCTGGAAGTGTATCTCCCCCATCGTGGCACCTGCCTGCTGCAGCATGTCAATATGGGCGCCTGCTCCATTGAAGACGTGACAGGGGCCTTTGTGGAGGGCATGGAGCAGCTCTGTGAGCTTCATGGCAAAACGGGCGTGGGCGCCACAGGCGAATATCTTCCTTCTGTGATTGATAGACAAGTGGGGCTTGGCATGCTTGGGCTTGCTAATTTCCTTTCCCTCCATGGCATTTCTTATGCTGACTTCGGCAAAGCCCTGAAAGCCTTCAATCAAGAAGATCCGCGAGACTGGTATGAAATTATGGACAAGCCAGTGGGTAATGCCGTATTTGCCATCTTCCAAGGTATTAGTGGTGCTGCTGAAGTGGCTCGTGAAGCTGGAATGGAACGCGCCTTCTGCATTGCTCCTACAGCCTCTTGCTCCTACCGCTATTTAGATTCCAAAGGCTTTACGACAGCCCCTGAAATCGCCCCTCCCATTGCTCGTTTAGTTGATCGGGATAGTGGCACTTTCGGCGTGGAAAGCTTTGACTATGGGGAAGTGGAAATTGCTGCTGAAGTGGGCTGGGACAATTACAAACTGGTCGCAGATGAGCTGGTACGTCTGTATCAAAACACTGGTCTTTTCCATGGCTATTCGTATAACTCATGGAGCGACATTGTTATTTACGACGAGGCCTTCTTGAAAGATTGGCTAGAATCTCCTCAGACAAGCCTCTACTATTCGCTGCAAGTTCTCCCGGACACGCAACGAAAAGATGATGCTTACGCTGCCTTAGACGACGAATTTAAGACCATGTTTGGACTCAGCGATACTGAGCCCTTAGGAGAGACTGTCTCTTGTGGCATAGATGCTGGTTTCTGCGCTGCATGTGCAGAGTGACCCATCCTTCTCCTCCTTTTGTTGATGGGGCCGCTTTGACGGCCCTCTTCTGTCTGTTTTCATTCCTTTCCATCGCGCTTTCTAATAATGACCGTCCTTGAAAAGAGCCCCTATTCAGCAATGATCGCCAAGAAGCGCCCCTGGCAAGCCACGCCAGTGGACAATTCGCCTGTGAAGGAAGGCGCTGAATCCACGCTTTTCAAGACCATTGCTTTGCGCCACCTTGAACTGCCCGTGAAGGACTTGCTTGAGCAAGGCTTACAGAAGGAACTGCCTTCCACTCCTGGCATCATTGAGGCGTTGCGCTCCAACCAGAAGGATGAAGAGCGTCATGATGAAGCGCTGAACTATGTTGCTGCCGCCTATGGCACTGACGAGAAGGCAGAGCGAGAAGTGCAAAACATCTTGAAGGTGTGGATGGAGCACCCCGCCCATCCAATTCATAAAGTGTCCATTATTGAGCGTTCTATCTTCTTCGTTGCCCTGCCGTTCTTCCGCTTCAATGGCAACATCGGCATGCGCACGGTGTCAGCAGACATTAGCCGTGACGAGCAAGTGCATTGTGGCGTTCATGGTTTGGTGGCCAAGGAACTGGGCGAAACGGAAACGGAAAGCCTTAATAAGCTGCGCATTGCCACTGCTGGCTGGCTGTTTGAGCACTTGGGCAAGAGCGATGATCAATGGCTCGACAAAAACGCTTGGATGCAGCGCTCTGAGCGCCTGTTCTGGGAAGGAAAGGCTTCTGGCATGGAAGACTCCCGTCGTAGCCGTCAAATCGCGTTCTTTGAAAGTTCAAACGTAAATCTTCCATGCTATGGTTGACATTTGATTCCCTTCTTATGCTATGATTACGGGGTTAACCACCCCGTTTTTTTTATGGAAGAAATCTGGAAACCTATTCCTGGCTACGAAAATTTATACGAAGCCTCAAGCTTGGGTAATATTAGATCTGTAGACAGGACTGTTTTAGATGAGCGAAATCAGAAGCAGCGCACGCGCACATTCAGGGGGAGACAATTGTCCCCAAATATCAATAAAGATAGCGGCCGTCATTCTGTCATGCTTTCTAAAGAAGGAAAGACAAAAAGATTCACAGTCGCTCGTTTAATTTGCCTGGCTTTTCATGGCTTGCCTCCAGAAGGGAAAAATTTAGTATTGCATTATGACGACATTCATACAAATAATATGCCAGAAAACTTAAGGTGGGGCAATCACTTGGAAAATCTAGAAGATTGCGTTCGCAATAGAGGCTCTCATCCCCGTTACATTGATGGCAGAAGCAATCGCAAGAGAGGACCAGTCGGGGGCGCCATCTTAAATGAGTATCAAGTAAGAGTGTTGAGGCGACTTCCTGACCTACGCTCACTGCGAGGGTTGAGGGAAGACCTGGCCGAAGAGTGGGGAGTCGCTCCTTCTAGCATATCCAGCGCCAAATACAAACAAACAGCGTGGAACACGCTATCTCCTGTGCCGCTATGGGAAATCGCCAACGTAAATCTTCCTTCCTACGGCTCTTGACGCTGTGGGGCTTCCGCTATTGCTACATCGGAAGCCCCGCTTTTCCCGCATAGAAAGCCCCGTCTTTCTTGTCTAGAGTTGATTAAAGACTTCTTCAAAAGCCGTGGGCGAGCGCAGGACGTTTGACACCCCCATTCGCTGCAAATGGAACGCGCCCATTCATAATTTATTGAAAGCCATTGATAATCACACTGAATTATTTCTTCTCCATGGAGACCCTTGGCATGCCAAAAAGGCAGCAGAACTCAGGGCTTATGTTCACGAACTAAAAACTTGGATTCACAAAGAAGAACAAAATACCCTTGGTCAGATTTGAACTGACACTTGTCTGAGCTTAAATCAGATGCCTCTTCCTATTGGGCTACAAGGGCGTGAGACAGAACTTATCCCGCATTAGGGAATTAACAGGTGCGGCCTGTAGTTCTGTCAACAAGAACCATGAATGCTTCAACTCATCCACGGCATCTCCGAAACCAGCATTGACGAGGATGCTGGTGCCGTTGGCCAACGGGCTCCTGCAGGAAGCCCCAAAATCTTAGCAGCGCCAGCTCCAAAACACAACCGCTCCTTCTGAGCACAATTGCTTATGTACGTGCCTTGCCTCTCGCAGGGGCACTACAACTTCCCTTTTCTGACCATGAAGGATAAACAACAGTCCAACCATGGCTAGATGTCATAAAGCTTGCATCGCGGAGAATCAGGGAACAGCGAACATTCCTTGTCCCACCAATCCCCTCTGTCTTTCTCTCCATTGAGCCAATAATATTGCTGCATGTGGTGAGCGTAGGCCTTTTCAGCCAACTTGCGATCTTCCATGCTCACGCCAGGCTCTTGCATGGCATAAGCGGCTTCAATGGCAGCGTGAAACGCCTCTTCAGCAGCCCGAGAAAGAACCATGGTGGAAACGCAAGTACGGCTAGTCTATTCAACGCTTTCTTTCTTTGCAAGTTGCTCCACCTTTAACTGCTGCTGCAGCTTTTTCAAGCGTGGCAGGAGCGAGGGTTCGTAAAAATGATCTGCTGCTAGCAGTTGAAGAGCAGTTTGCCTATCAGCTTCTAACAATGCAACAAGATACGACACCTCCTTCAAGGAAAGATAAAAATGCTTCATTTTTCAAAAAAGTCGATAATTCTAAATTCCTGAAAATTCTAGTGGTGATCAGCGTACCAGACTGTTCAGCCAATCAATATCATTATCCTTAGAGGCTTCAAGAATGGCACCAGCCAAGGCAAAAGCGTAGTCATCTACTCCCACTTCTTTACCACCAGTTACTGCCCATTGCCCACTGCTTCTGTAGATAACACTGAGGTTTTTCAGTTGCTTGACGGCTTTCTCGTGAGGATACATTTCAATAAGGCCAGCATTAAAGAGCTCCTTCATCTTGCTAAATGCTTTCATCTTGGTGCTAACGGACCAAGCAAGTTCAGCAATGGGGAAGTCTTTAGACATGCTTTGAATGGTGCCAGAACTGTTGAACTGGTCAAGCACAATACTTTGAAAATCGTAAATGCGGTGGTGCTCCCTAATCCATTCTTCTACCTTGGCAATATTCACTTCTTTCTTTCCGCCAATATCAAAATCAGGCTCAAAGGCGTGAAATTTGTCCACCACTAGGCGCTCACCTTCGTAATGCACAATGCAAGCAGTGTAATCATCTCGACCCACGCCACCACGAGCAGGGTCAAGGGCCAATACATATGTTCCCATTAGTTCACGCTGCGGAAACAAAATGCCCCTTTCTTTATTCACGGAAATGTCAACAATCTCCGCTGCCAACAATGCAGAGTTGTTCTTGGCAAACTGAGCACCATATTCCACCCAGAACTTATCAGGGTCGCGTTTTAGTTCAGCTTCAAGGAACGGACACCCCCATGGCAAATTTGGATTGACTGTCCAAGTGGCCAGGTTTTCCGCTTGCATGAACGGGTAGTCACCAGACGTGGCTTCGCAATAGTGTTGATAGAACAAGCCATCAGTGAGCCATGGCGAAGACAGTTCCAGGATGCGACCGTGCTTGCCAAACTGAGCGATGGAGGGAGACAGGGCTTGGTAGATGGCACCGGCGCCACGGTTGGCATCGCCTTCAATGGCAAAGCTCAGCTCGTCCATGATTAGCATCACCACGGCTTTACCACGAGAAGCACGAGCTGATGCGGGAATGGCCTGGAACACGCAATTATTGCTCACTTCAATCTCAGTGGCCGTCTCCCTAGTGATCTCACCCACCAAGGGAGAGTCCATCAACAATTGACGGATGTTGTTCAGGGCAAGCTTGGCCTGGCTTTGATCGTTTGCAATGGTGAGGATGTAAAACTTTTCCGACTTTCTTACGCGCCTCTTGTATTGATCTTCCAGAACAAAGCAGGCATAGAGCGCTGCAATGGAGGCCATGAGCGTCTTACCACAGCGTCGGCCTAGTGCCCACACAGCGTGCGTCTTGTCTCCACCAAAATAAGAATCAAGAATGCGCTTCTGCTCAGGCCACAACTCTAATTGCAGAACTAGCTTGGCAAATTCACTGCATTTAAGCTTCATGCAAGTTCATCCATGCTGCGCAACTTTTCTTTAGGGACAAAATATGCAGGGCGTCCACGGGCAGGATCAGCCCAATATTTCTCCTCCATCGCCTCTTCTCCATAGCACCAGCCATGGATGAGGGTGGTCTTGTCTTCAATCGTAACCAAGACAAACTTCTTTTTCGGACTTTCGTTTTTTTGGACGATCAAGTCATATTTATGCTTGCTTCTGGTTTTTACGTCAATGCCAGGCAGATCATCAGAGCCGCGCTTAGCTTCAGTTTCTTGATAAAGCAAAGGTTTCATGCCCAGATAAGAGGCCACTGCCATTTCCCCCGCCGCGCCCAGTAGATGAATATCCAGAGCCTTGCTTCCCTTCCAGGCTCCGCCATTACGCCCGCGCAAGCCTTTGCTTTCATTAAAGCCCTGGCGCCTCAGTCCTTCCTCCATGGCCAATTGACGTTCTTCATCAGTGAAGACAAATTCAATGGGAGTGGGCATGATTAAATGGACATCGTGGCTACTGTAGCCACCAGTTAGCATGGATGCAACACATAATGCGGGAAAATGTCGGAAGAAATCGTCAATCTTGGCCACAACGGCAATGAGAGCCTGCGAGTGGACGGTCTGGTGAATGCCCTCACAGGCATGGGCACTGGTCGCGACAAAAGCCAATTCACTTCCGCCCAGCCCATCGTCTTTCTCACACAGGAAGAACTAGAAAACCTTTATTCCGAGTGGATTCCCAAGCGAATTGTGGACATTGTTGCCGAACAAGCCACTAGAAAGGGTTTCAAGGTGCTGTTTGGTGGAGAAGGTGCTGCCGCTGAAGAGGTGGCTGGCATTGAGCAAATTATCGAGGATTTATACATCCTTGAGAACCTCGGTCTTGCTTGTAAAAATGCACGACTTTTTGGCGGCGCAGTTATTCTTCTGTACATCGACGACGGGCGCCCTGCAAACCAGCCCGTAGATCGACGGAACATCCGCAGTATTGAAGGTATGGAAGTGCTTGATCGCTGGCAGATTGCCCCAGTGATCAGCGAGGAAAGTCTCTACGACTATTCCAAGGCCACTTACTATCAAATCATTTCTGGCGACCTCATTCGCCAGCCACAACTCACTTACATCCACAAAGACAGGATCCTGAGGTTTGATGGGGAATGGCTTCCCTACAGGATCAGGCAGCGGAACTATGGGTGGGGGATGAGCAGTCTGCAGAGTGTTTATGACAGCTTTCGCTTCTATTCCACTGGCATTAGTTCTGCAGCCACGCTTCTTACTGAATTTGACATCTTTGTGCATAAACTTCGCGGCCTGTCCACGATGCTTGCTGCTGGCAAAGAAAAGGACGTGCGCGATCGCCTGATCTTGAACGACATGAGCAAGAGCGTGTATCGCGGCTATGCAATTGACGCAGAGAAAGAAGAGCTGGAATTCATTAGCCGCAACTTTGGTGGCATTGGAGAAATCCTGGAGAAACTGCGCATTGATATTATTGGCGCCTCACAAATTCCTCACACCATTCTTTTTGGGGAAAGCCCTAGCGGATTGGGCTCCACTGGCCGGAGCGAAGAGCGTGACTTTGCAAAAATGTTGGGTGACTATCAGGCATCTCGATTCAAGCGCCCAATCAAGCATCTCATGGAGATGATTCTTCTGAGCAAAGACGGTCCCACCAATGGACAAGTGCCTGATTCATGGCGCATTCATTTCAACGACTTGTTTGAACTGAATGAAAGGGAGAAGGCCGACGTGAGGGCTCGCGTGGCGGCAGTAGACGGCCGTTACATCCAACTTGGCGTGCTCCACCCGAAAGAAGTGGCAGAGGCCCGTTATGGCGGTTCTGAATGGTCAATGGAACTCACTCTCGACCCATCGCTTCCCCGTGAACTGCCGCAGCCCGGCGGTGAGATGAAAGTGCCTCCTGGTGGGCGCGACCCAATGAACGAAGAGAATGGCACTCTGCCGATGGACGGAAGCCGTGAGGTGCAAGATGCAGCAGGATTGTTCTTGCCTCGCGACCTTGAAAAGGTCAGGGGCGACGTGCAGTTCAAAGACAAGGATCTTCACCAGCAAGCCATTGCTGCTACAAAGTCAAAGTTCAAAGTATGGCCGAGCGCTTATGCCAGCGCATACATGGTTCAGAAATACAAAGAACTTTATTCCAAGAAGCACGGTGGTGGCAGTGGCTTCAAGGGGGACGATGGTGACGTGAATTACGACGATCTTGACAAGTGGTTCAAGGAAGAATGGGTGAGGATTGGAGCCAATGGAGAAATCCTTGGCGAATGCGGCGGTCGCGAAGAGAAGGAAGGTAAGCCCAAGTGCCTACCCAAGGCAAAGGCCCAAGCCATGAACAAGGAAGAGCGACAGACGATTGTAGCCCGCAAGCGTAAAGCTGACCCTGATCCTGATCGTCGGGGACCAGCAAAGCTTGTTAGCAGCAAAGTGGATGCTATTGAGCCCATGAAAGTGGAAGGGCTAATGCTTGCTGACATTGACGAGGCTGCGTTTATTTCGGACGAAGACATCGAGGATGCTATGAAGCAATGGAAGGAAGAAGCTCCAGCACAGTTCAAAGAGCTGCTAGAGGCTGACAATGCTGAATGACTTATCTTCGTTCAGCAGCGTCGTTATGTCTATCAGGATGGACGCTGAATGGTCTTATGACCGCCGCAGTGGACGTTATCGTGACGAGAAAGGCCGATTCCTAAGTAAAACATCAGTGGGTAAGCTTGTTGATGGTCGCATTGACAAGCTGGAGGCGCAACTAAAGCGTTTCACGCGGATGTTAGGAGACGGTTCAATTACGCTTGATCAATGGCAGGGAAGCGTTCGTGAAGCAATTAAAGCAGCGCACATTCAAGCAGCGACCATTGGCTACGGCGGAAGGGCCGAAATGGGCAGCGCGGAATATGGTCGCATCGGCCAACGCCTCCGTGCGGAATACACTTATCTACAAGGTTTTGTACGTGACCTTTTGGATGGCCGTATTTCTGCCCCTATGGCTGTTGCTCGTATTGGCCTCTATGCTCAGAGCGTGCGGGGCTCTTATTGGCAAGGCACAGAAATGCGCGAGCAACAACGTGGGTTTTCGTTGATGCGCCGCATCTTGGATGCTCAAGCAGTGCATTGCCAAGACTGCCTTGGCTATGCAGCGCGTGGCATCGTGCCTATTGGCAGCGTTCCCATGCCTGGTGTGCGTTGTGCATGTGGAGCACGCTGCAAATGCACGGTTAAATACTTTAGGCAGCAACCACAAGCTGTGCCAGTATAGTAAGGCAAAGCTTGAAGCCCATGAAAGTCCTTTTAGGAGACACTGGTTTAATTGGCAGAGTTTTGCAGCAATCTACTAACTTTGATGCCACCTTTAATTCCAGCAACATTCACGAGCTGCCGAATATTGCCAATATGCCGGGGCAAGTAGACGAGCTGTATCTTGCATGTCTGCCCGCGACGAAGTGGCTAGTTAATCAAGACCCAGCAAAAGATTTAAACAATATTCTTTCCATTGTCGATGTATTGACGACAGTTTGGGCGACAAAAGTAATTCTTATTTCTACCATTGATATTTATCAACATACTGACTGCGGAGCAAGTGAAGACTTTTGGACACATTTTGGCCCATTGGGTTACGGCTCCAACAGGCTTCTATTTGAAACACTTATCCAAAACACGCTTGCTTTTAACACTTGCATTGTGCGGCTCCCCGCTGTCTTTCATCCGCTCATTAAAAAGAACATTTTATTTGACTTGCTTAATGATAATAATGTGGAGCAAATCAACGGCAACTCGGCCTATCAGTGGTATCCACTTAATCGTCTATGGCAAGACATTCAATCGGTAAAAGGCGAAGGTGTAATCAATCTGTTTCCGCCTCCCATTGAAACTTTGGACATTATTGACAAGTTTTTTCCGAATGCGCAAATCGCTTCTGGGGATCGAATTTCTTACGATTACAGCACCATGGCCACGCAAAGTGGTTATTGGCTTTCCAAGGATGAAGTGATGCAAGAGATGGAGGCATTTATCAATGAAGCTCGGAGTTAGCGCGATTGGCTGGGAAGCCGAGGACCATTCTGAAATCGTGCTGCATCTTCCCGATGGCATTGAACTATTAGAAGCAGTGCCTTTTAAAAGGCACAGTCGTTTTTCTGGCTGTCTACAAAAATATTCTGCTCAATCGTTGTTCTACGGCATGGACATTGATGCGTTTTGGAATGAACAGGCTTTTGATCTGTGCTTGGCAAAGTTAATAGCAATGGCGCAAAAATATGAATGGAAAAGAATGGTACTTGGCAGTCCAGGGTTGCGCAAAGATGACAGGCGTTATTTAATGGACGCGCTTGCAAGAAACAACGATGCGCTTGCCGCCATTGATTGTATTGTTTGCATTGAGCCCGTGGCTAAGCCATATGGTGGTGAATACTTTTTCACGGTTGAAGAAATTGTTCAAAGCCTTGCCGAGTATTCTTTATCGCACGTAGCAACAATGATCGACACAAACAGTGCATGGCTAGAGAGTCAATGGCCAGAAGACGTGCTTCTTCAATACTTTCCATACATTAAGCATGTCCACATTAGTGACCAAAACATTGGCGCCATTATTTGCCAGGACAAGCACGAACGTTTTGCAGAGGCGTTGCGCAATACCGAGTATGAAGGCGGAGTGATTCGCGAGCTATTAAAGGCAAAAAACTATCCAGGTGAGTACGATTATTTCGCTCAAATTTACAAGCCATCCAGCATTTGACGCACTCGCTCTTCAATTAAGTAGATGCCTTGAATTTTGCCTGTGTAGCAAGACAGAAGATTGTCTTGCTGTTTGAATAATGGCGCTCGATAGGCACTGGCATTACTTCGCTTGCTTTTCATTGAAAGCACAATGCTGTGCTGAGAGAGATGGTTTGAAAAATCAGGCCAGTAATGACAAACGTGATTTTCTGCTTTACGTCTAAGCTGTTCCAACTGTTCCCTTGATGGTTCTTCGTTGACAGGAGCGACTGATTCCGTCGCAACGCTATGCACCACATGACTTAAAGAAACGGTGCCATCATGAAATGGATAAAAAGAAAACAATGGCCCGTCAATATAAGTAAGAGCGCCAAAAGGCAAAGGCTTTTGAACGCTATAAAGAAACATTGCCACTGCTTCAAAGTATTCATTCTTTGATGGTTTCAATAGCGCATTATTAGTGCAATCAATTACCAAATCAAAGTCGCTTTTTAATCTTTCTACATCCTTGCTTGTAATTTCGCTTTGCTTGAACAATGGAGATAGCCGCTCAGAAAAGAATTTTTTGGCCTCTATGGGGGAAATGTAGCGCTCCTGTGTGCGCCAGACCATAGAAGTGTCACGGAGGAAGCTAGTCTCAACTTCTTCGTGTTGCCAAAGCAATGGAGGGAAAATAGTCTTAATAGTTCCAGCATCTAAAAGGCTCTCGTCCTCTGGCACTGCGTACAAATTATTTTTTACAGCATAAGTAAGTGCTCCATATTCGTGCATAAAACGATCAAAAGTGAGCCGACATAATGCGCGTGTGGCGGAATTTCTAGCGTAGTGGTAGCCAAGGTGAAGGCGGTTTTGGTTTACCAGTGAAGCGCCGTGGAATGGCTCATGCTCGCGATCAAAAAGCGTGATGCAATATTCATTTCTAAGCTGATAGGCCAAGTGACATCCCACCCAGCCAGCGCCAATAATTGCCAAGCGTTTCATTAAATGTCAATACAAAGGTGAGGTTGAACGCCTTGCCAATTACTTTTTGCTTTGGCTAGGTCCAATTGAGGGAAGTATTCAATGCGGCGTTGTGAGCCAGTGC